AGCCATGATAATAAAAATAGGTATGGGTACTACTGTCTTTGGTGTTTATGGTCGTGATGGCTATACATGGCGGTATATCAGCAATACCAAGATAGAATCCCTTAAATTAGAAAAAATAGTTGATAAAGACTTACACCAAGATTCTGCTTATGAAAAGCGACAAAAACTAAAAAACATATTAGAGGGCAAAGAAGATGATTGATAAATTTTTTAAACCAATAAGCGATTTAATCGGTAAAGCCATACCTGACAAAACGAAGCGTATGGAACTAGAAGCAAGTATCAAATCGCAAATGATAGACTTGCAAAAATCACAAAATGAAATAAATCTAGCACAAGCAAAACATGGTTCTATATTTGTAGCTGGTGCAAGACCAGCAATTATGTGGATATGTGCGTTAGGTTTGGCATGGGCATATTTTTTAGCACCAATACTTAATTGGGTAGTGTGGACATTTACCATTGATATTGTGCCACCTGATATTGATACTGAAGGTCTTATGACTTTAACATTATCTTTATTAGGATTATCAGGCATGAGAAGTTTTGAGAAATATAGAGGTGTTGCAAGAAACAATATGCGAGAAGAAAACGTAAAAGATTCATACAAACCATAATGGAAACAGGTGTTACCAAAGAACTGATTGATGATTTAAAAGAAATGCTTATCAAGAATGAAGGCATGGAACTTAAACCTTATCAATGTACTAGCGATAAAACTACTATTGGCGTTGGTCGCAATCTAACTGACAATGGCATAACTATACAAGAAGCAGAGTTATTATTGTCAAATGACATGGATGGTGTCTTTAATGATCTTGATAGGAACATACCTTTTTGGCAATCAATGCCTTACAACATTAGATTGGTGTTAGCAGATATGTGCTTTAATCTTGGGATCAAAAGATTATGTCGATTTACCAAGATGTTAGAAGCTATGGAAGAAAGAGATTTTGAACTAGCTGGTGAAGAATTATTAGATTCTACTTATGCGGTACAAGTAAAGAAACGAGCCGATAGAAACTACCGACTCGTTATAGGGGAGAATTAAGATTCGTCTGATACTTTTTTGACTCGTATCATTACTGTGCTTTTGTAAATCTTATCTGATTTTTTTTCTATAGTTTTACCATTATCTAAATCAAGATATTCAGTTGGTTGAAAATTAATGTGTCTTTTTATAGTACCTTCTATAGTAATCCAATCACCTTCTGTAAGTTCTCTTACATACTGATTATTTTCGTCATAAACACTAAGCACATTTGAAGATGCTGTCCAACTTGTAGTAGACCAATTAATTCTTGCACCATCTTCAGTATGAAACTTAAATTTATCTTGCATTTGGTGGTAGCCAAAAGGTGACTCAGAAGAATTCATTGAAACAAATTGTACTCTGACTCTTACCTTTTTATCACCTACATTACCAAAATGCTTGTTAGCGTTCTTGATGATTTCTACAAAGCCTAATTTTTTACAGTATTCTGACATAGCTTCGTGCACAGGACTTTTGAACTCTTGTAAGTTGCACCAATAATTAATATCGCTTTGACTTAAATCTTTTAGTTCGTAGTATTGAGGAACACCAAACTTATCTGTGTATTTACCAAATGGATTGTAAATACCTTCTTCAAGCATTAGCAAAGAACGCTTAATCCATTTGTCAATGTTGGCTTGTTTTTTAGCTTCAGCATCAGCAATTATTTGCTCTTGATTTCTATGGATAATTTCGTCAAGAGTATATTCTGTAATATAAGCATCCAATTCTTCTGCAATTTTTTTTGCACACCAATCAGGGTGTTCTTGAGAAATAATATCTTTTGCTTTTTGTACTGCTTCTTTAGGATCAGTAGATAGATTAGTAATAAAACCATCTCTTTTAATACCTTTGAACCACAAGGTGTACATCCTATTTAACGCACCTGTACTTATGTAGTAATTAGGTCTGTGATTAGTCATAATTTTCTCCTTTATTGATAATTACAACTATTATATTAATGATTTTTACAACTATTGCAACAAAAGTCTAATCTTTTTTTGGTAATTCTTTGATGCTAAATCTTCTTGAAGTATAGGCATCTTTTGCTGGTACTACCTTCTCAGGTTGTGCTTTGTAATTAACAGTCTGCCAAACGACCTTATGGCTTTCAGAATAGCCTTCTTTAGCATCTTTCATAGACATCATGATGCTTTTCTTAGCTTCTTCGATATTGTCCTTTAGATTCTTTATTTGTGCTTCCCAAGCCACAATATTATCTATCTGTACTTGGTCTTGCTTTGTTAGTTCGGTAGATTCACCATTGTCTTGCGGTGTGATATATCCAGCTTCTTTGGTATCAAAAGGATCATACCAATCACAATTAGCTATCCTGTTGTTAAAGTCTATAACCTTTGGCTCAAGCACTTCTTTCTCCCATTGTTCATCACGTTGATAGAAATACATTCTTAAATCAGAACCATTTAAAACACAAACGACACTCCATGAAAATTCGGTAATAGCCATTAAGCATCGTACTTGAGTTACACCACGATAAGTAGGCAAGGTTTCAGTCAAAGGTGCGTTTGTTGTCTTTATTTCTATAATTCCCTTGCCATTGATTTTAAATCCTTCACCATCTTCTAAATCAGGACAATAAAAACCTTTCTCTACATCTTTGGTTACAAAGATATTATCAGCAACACCAATCGCATCTATTGAGCCATTGATAGTAACTTTCTTATGTCTTACAGCTTCGGTAATAACTAATTCTGCATCTAATAAACCTATTCTCTTACACGCTAATTCAGCTATAGGTTTTTCCAAGACATTGCCTACTTCCATATAATTATTAGTGGGTATTGATATATCTTCACCATTCATAGCCTTATGACAATTTTCCAAAACTTGATTCCTAGTTTGGTAAGGATTGTTTCCTGTTATTACCGCATCAGCTATCGAGCAACTCAGTTGAAAATCTTCAGTAAGTTTTCCGACAGCTTCAGGTGTATGATCAATCTTTTGTGTTTTCATCTTCTTCTCCTTGTTTATTTTGTTTATACATTTTCATCAATGCTTGATAAAACTTCTTCTCGCCCTGTTTTTTCTTCGGTTGCTTGTATTGATAGGGATTCTTTTTTTTCATGCTTAGTTATAAATTCTTTCATATCAATCATCCATAATTTTAAAACAGTAGCTTGTTTGCTATGGAATTCAGAGTTACCAAAATCCTTTCTAGCCTGTTCATTGTGATAATCAATAACTTTCAATATTATACCTATGGCATCCTGATATGGTTGCCTTACCGCAGAACTAAAGGTTCTTTTAACTTTGCTCATAATGTTGCCAAACTTGATCTGATATTTCATCAACAGAATCACGACATTCAATCGGCTCTTCTCTACCAACCACATAAACACAGGTAATGCCATGTTCTTTAAACACACATCTAAAATCATCAAAGTCGATATAAACAGAATCATGCGACATATTAAGTCGCAGTCTTAATTTCTTTTTCATCGTTCTAATAAATTCTTAACTTGTGATGGATGCCAAATATCTTTGCCATACCTAGTTTTGATTTCTCTATCCGATAAAGCATCAGCAATACCTTGTAAAGTTTTTATACCTGATGCTTGTATCTCTTTAATTATTGGCATGACATCTTTTTTATACGCTTGATATTTTTCTGTCCTTGCCTTGCTCATAGCTTCCCAAGAGTTTTTCATTTTATGATTTTCTTTCATTGTTCTCCTTCTGGTAGTTGATGGAACTTCATCCAAATCCATTTTTCTAATACTTCTCCTGTATATCCCAATGCTTCACCTTCTTCTCTTAGGCGGTCTAGTATCTCGTCATTAACAGGGTGGCTCATACCAACACAATCTCTAAGTTATAAACAAAAGCCAAGATGATGCCAAGAAGCAATAAGATGATTAGGTCTTTAGGTTCTCGCATCCAACTCTCCTGAATTGTGTAATTGTAAAATATATTTTGCCCTTGCAACAGGGTCGGTAATGTATAGCAAAGATACCAATACATTACCTTCATAACCTTCAATGCAGTTGTCTTGTATTTTATAAATCATTGACAAGCTTGGATTACTTCCCATTCATCCCAAGATACAATCTTAGGATGCAAATGTTCATGTTGTTGTTTTTTTCTTTCCAGCAATAAATCATTGTTGGACTTAACGTGCAAAACATATTTGTTGGTGTCTTGCCATTTAACTATTAGTGCTTTCATTGTTTTCTCCTATTTAAGTTTGCATTTTAAAACTATTATCAAAAAAAATACAACAATTATTTTTAATTTTTTTTATAAATAATAGTTGTAATTTTTTGAAAAGTTGCTAATATAATAACCATAATTAACAAAAAGGAGAAAATTATGCAACAAACTAAAAAAATAAATTACAAAGGATATATTCTAAAAGGAACACTTTTTACACCTTTTAAAAAAGATTCTTATTGGGATGTCAATGTTTTTGATAAATATGGTGTACCTGTAAAACATACTGTATCTTTTATAGACCAATACACAAAAAGAGAAACAACTGATGTGTTTTGGAAAACATTTGACAGTTTCGATAATGCTAAAAATTTTGTAGATTCATTATCATAGACATACTTATAAAAAAACAAGCCACCTGAAAGGGTGGCTTTTTTTACAATTATTATTGACAAAAAAATAACTAATAGTTTAAGGTGGCACTTCATGGAGAAAACTCAATGACAGAACAACTAACAAATGGACACTATCGCTTAGAAGATGATGTACATTTTCAGGATTTCTGTACTAATATCTGGCTTCGTTATCTAACAGAAAAATCTGTTACAGAAGAAAAAGCGTTAGACCTAGAACCTTTTGTTGAACTGAACATCGAGTTTTTAAAAGATTGTTATTTAAAATTAATTAAAGGAGATATTACGACATGACAGATAATCCATTTGTTTTTGATTCAGAAGATACTCCTTATCTGAAACATCACTTTCAAGAGAAGTGTTGGTATCGTGGTAAGGAAAGAATAGATGCAAACTATTTTATGATTGATCCAGCAACTATGTTGATGGGTTGGGGTAAATATACATCAGGCGAAGGTTATAGCTATGTATGGCAAAAAGATTTATTTAGCACAGTAGCTAAACCTGACGAAGAATATAAAAAAGCCTTTTCAGTTTGGATGTTGCCTAAATATGTAGAAGGTTCAAATAATATTGAACATCCTGTTTCTTTGTGGCAAAGACATTCATTCGGTGAATATAAAGGTTTTCAAGAAATGGGTGCTAGTTTCTACGCAGAAACACAAAAGCCTGAGAATGAAGGTAAATTGCCTGTAGTTAAATACACAGGTTCAGAAAGTATTTCTATTGGTAAAGGTGCTACATCAATACCACATTTTGAATTTGTGGGTATGAAAGATAGACCAGCAGAATTTGTTATACCTGATTGGTATAGCGAGTCGCCATCTGACAATCAAAATGATGATTTTCTCCCTAAGTCGGATGGCGACACCAAAGAATCACATGCTGTATTAGATACATTGGATTCAGGTGATATTCCATTTTAATCATAGATGGAATTGGATTGGGAGAAAATCGCACCTGAAATAGCGATACAAATATTAGGAGAGCCATCAAAAAAAGATGGCTCTTACTATCGTTGGGGTAGCAAAGGCAGTCTTGCCTTAAATTTAGAACAAGGTACTTTTTTTGATTTTGAAAATAATCAAGGTTATGGACTCATAGAATTTATTAAGAATCGTGGTCTTGATCCTGATGATTTCTTAAAAGAATACAAACCTATAGAACTAGCAAAGCCGACAAGAACATTTACCGATAAAGATATGTATCAGCTTAAAAATGAGTCTGTCGTTTATCTGCGTTATTCTGATTCTTTTTGTGTTATGCGGTTTCCTAACGAACATTACATTAAACAAAAATATGCACCATTTACTAAGATAAAAGATCAATGGGTAATGAAAAGACCTGATGGCATCTTGCCTATATATTGTGAGAATCAAAAGCCTGAAGATTATGTAGTCATTAATGAAGGTGAAAAAGCCTTATTAGGTTGTAAAAGTATTTATGATGGCGATACTTGTACATGGCATGGTGGTGTCAATAATTTAAATAAACAAGATTGGACACCTTTAAAAGATAGAAAGGTAATTATTTTTCCTGATAATGATGAAGCTGGTAAAAAATGTTCTGAAGAACTAAAAGACAAACTTAGTCAGATAGCCAAAGAAGTAATCATTGTAAAGCCACCAAGAGAATTTAAAGATAAAGATGATTTATATGATGCAAAGGTAAATGACTTCTTTACATCATCACAACAGTTTTTGGATTATTGTTTAAATAATAAAATTAAGAAAAGAGTTTCTTTTGATCTGATTCAGGTCAATGACATCATGCAAAATATTACACCGCCCAAATGGGTGGTGAAAGATATATGTGAAGAAGATAGTGTTGTAGCTATCTTTGGACAACCTAAAAGCGGTAAATCATTTGTAACAGTAGATTTAGCTTGTAATATCGTTTTAGGTCGCAATTGGCATGGACACGAAACAGAACAGGGTTCGGTTGTTTATTTAGCTGGTGAAGGAATGAGAGCAATATCAAGACGATTCTTAGCATGGCAACAATTAAATTCAACAAGAGTTAGAGATGCACCATTATTAATATCAACTAGAGGTGCAAGATTATTAGATGATAAAGACCATCAATTATTAAAAGACACCATAGATAAAACACAAGATGAATCAGGCAAAGTTAGAATGATTGTAGTTGATACCTTGCAAAGAAACTTTGGTGCTGGTAATGAAAACTCTACCGAAGATATGTCAGCATTTATAGAAAGAATAGATGATCTTAGAGATTCGTATTCTACTTGTATTTGTATTGTGCATCACACAGGTCATGGTACATCATCAAGAGCAAGAGGAAGTTCTGTCATACAAGCATCAGTTGATTGGGAATATAGAGTTACGAGAACCAATCTTGGTAGCGATATGTTTGTAGAATTTAGTCAAACATTAGTCAAAGATGGTAAGCCTGTAATGCCAAAGAACTTCAAATTTATAGAACAGAAATTACCATTTCACGACATGACATCAGGTGCATTAGAGATTATTGATTCTGGTGATATGCCTAAGAAAACCAAAGTATCTGAAAAAGGACAAGCGATTATTGATGCTATTAGAACTGTACAAGATAAAGCAGACGAACCAGCAACAGTATGGTTAGGACAAGCAGAGATAACTAAGATAACTAATCTTAATGATTCAACTGTTAAAACATGGCTCAGAAAATTAGTTGAGCAAGATGTTTTGACTTATGAAAAGGGCAAAGGTTATCAAACCAATGAATTCAATTCGGAGATATTTTAGATGAAGCAGAAAGAATTTTTTGCAGAAGATAATCAAAGTATAGAAGATTTATATACTGATATGCCTGAATACAACAATGCGAAACAACCTAATGCAGAAATTACAGCAACATTTAAATTTAGAAATCAAGAAGATTATGAAAAGTTTCATAAACTGATTAAAAATCATGTATATAAAACTAATAAAGTTTTTGATGGTATGCAAAAGAAAGATAAAAAACAGGCATGGTTTCCATTAAAAGAAAAGCCAAGTAATTTTTACTATTTGGCTAATAAAGATTTACAACCACAATATCCAATATACATAGTCAGCAAAGGCAGAGTTGACAGAAATCCAACAAGAAAAGCCTTGCAAGAAATGAAAGTTGATTTTTATATGGTTGTTGAAAAATCAGAATATGAACAATATGCCAAATACATAGACAAAAAAAATCTTCTAATTTTACCTGATAAGTTTAAAGACGATTATGATACCTTTTGGCATGATGATGACACTAGAACAGGTGCAGGTGCAGCAAGAAATTTTGCTTGGCAACATTCTATTGATAATGGTTTTGATTGGCATTGGGTTATGGATGATAACATTGAATCTTTTGAAATTTTTAATCAAAATAAAAAAATAAAATGTTTATCTTCATCTATATTTAAAGTTGCAGAAGATTTTGTTTTAAGATTTAAAAATGTAGGTCAAGCTGGTTTTCAATATGCTAATTTTATGCCAAGCACAGATTACAGACCGCCCATAAAAATAAATACTAGGATTTATTCATGTCTTTTTATCAACAATAATTTGCCTTTTAGATGGAGAGGTAGATACAACGAAGATACTGATTTATCTTTGAGAATTTTAAAAAGTGGTTTATGCACAATACAATTTAATTCTTTTTTACAAGGCAAAAGAGCAACACAAACTATGTCAGGTGGCAATTCAAAAGAATTCTATGATGAAGAAGGAACTTATAATAAATCAAAAATGTTAGTTGAAATGCACCCTGATGTTTGTGTTTTGACAAAAAAATGGAACAGATGGCATCATCATTGTAATTACAATATTTTTAAAACAGAATTGATACAAAAAAAAATGTATAAAAAAAACGATATTAAGTTTGATCTAAAAAGAAAATAATGGTTTGTAAATGGTTGTTTTTGGTTGGTAAAACAGGCGGTTTTAGGGTAAATGGCATAGGAAAATGGTTGGTTGTATATACATCTCTATGTATACAACCACCAACCATACCAACCAAACCAAATTAAAAATATGTATTCTGAATCTGTAATAGAAATAATAAAAGACATCAATCAGCTTGAAAGGCAATTAATTACTGACTTTGGCGTTGATGAACCTGTTAGATTGGTTAATACAGAATTTCAAAAAAGGTTTAAACTAGCACAAACCAAATACAACGTATCGCTTTCTTTCCCTGATAAATCAAGGGATTTAGAGAAAATGGCTAGTATGATGCTAAGAGCATGGAAGTC